AGCGCGGTTAAGTTGCTACCGATTCACATCGACCCCAAACGGTCAATATCAAACTTATTTTAATTTCATACCTAAAGACGAAAACGGATGCGAGAACAAATTAACATTAGGAAACGATTAAGCAAAAACGAGGCAGTATATTTAGGTATAGAACCGAAACCAAACGAACGCAATAGAAAGCAAGCGAGGTATTTTATAACTAAAGAACAAGCCGAAGAAATAGACCGCTTAAGATCGAAACCAAATAAAAGAAAGTTTGTTACTACTCAGAAGTCTAAAAATAAAGACGGTGTAATTCAGTCAACTATTGAAAAGTTACAAAGTAAACCTATAAAAGTTCCTGACAACTTCGAGGTAATTAAAATCAGTACAAGTAAAACAACGGGACAACAATGGGTACAATACGCGCCTAAAGCTGTTCAATTAACGCCTGAGACGGTTGATTTTGAAAATCTAATAAAGAAGTATATTAAGCCTATAAAAGTCAATGTAAAGCCGTTAAATGAAGTTAGTGGCAAATTTGATAGATTGGTATTTTCTGACGTTCATATAGGTATGGACACTAATTCAAACGGCTTTAGCTTATACGGTGGTAAATGGGACGAAACGGAATTATTTAACCGTTTAGAAACCATGATTAAACATGTAATAAACAATCAAACTTCTGATCGTATATTTATAGATGAACTAGGCGACTTTATGGACGGTTGGGACGGGGAAACAGTCCGAAAAGGTCATAAGTTGCCGCAAAACATGGATAACGAAAAAGCCTTCGATTTAGGTCTAAAGTTTAAAATAACTTTAATGGATGCACTAGCTGAGAATTATAGCGATGTTATATTTAATAATATTTGCAACGATAACCACGCTGGCTCTTTTGCTTATGTGGTTAATTCAGCTTTTAAACAAATTGCAGAAATACGTTATAATCATGTAACGGTTAACAATATAAGAGATTTTATAGATCACTATACAGTAGGTAATAAATGTTTTATATTGTCTCATGGTAAGGACGGTAAAAACCTTAAATTTGGTTTTAAGCCGTTCCTAGATGCAAAGCAAATCGAGAAGATAGATAATTACATTAAGGAGCATAACTTACATAATTACGAAATAGAGTTCAGCAAAGGCGATTCTCATCAGAAAGTTTTTGATGAAAGCAGTAGCGATTCTTTTAATTACTTTAACTATCCAGCTTTTAGCCCATCTAGTGAATGGGTACAAACCAATTTTAAAAAAGGTATGAGCGGTTTTGAGTTCTTTAATTATTCAGATTCAGTAAGTATGCACCCTTATAAATTCAAGTGGGTTAAGGGAAAAGAAAAAAAATCGCGTAGTTATTAGGTTCGTATAGTTTTTTTTGTTTACATTTGCGTATGAAACAATCAGAAAAAACAAAAGTAGTCAAGCTCGGGAGTGGGATTACTACGATACAAGAACGTAACGCAAACGGAACGATAACGGTTAAAGTCGGTAAGTCATGGAGGTAATGCAAGTTAAGGATTACATCGAAAGCTATTTTAAAGTTAGTTTGCACGATAAAGGACAGTCTACAAAATTTCTACTAGCTAGAACGGTATTTTGCAAGATAATGCATATAGATTATGGTTTTAGCGTTCAAGAGATAGCTGAAAGTTTAGGGAGAACTCACGCAACCGTAATAAATTCTATTAAGAAGTTTGACGGTTATTATAGAGATAAGCGAGCGGTTAGAAAGTGTTATAGAGACTTAAGTATTAAGCTGGGTTTAATCGAACCTATGACCGTAGTTAAGCAGTCAAATGTAGATATGCAAGTGGCTATTGAAATGTTAACGGAATTAGAAAGTAAAGAACTAAAAGACTTTTTACCTAGAATTGACTTATATTTGAAATCAGTAAAGTACAACAGAAAAAAGAAACAACAATGGGAACGCACGTAGAAGAACTTGCAGACAAACCTTTTTTAGGGGTTTATAGCCTTTGGGAATTACCTTATTTAGATGTTAAAATAGATAAAGTAGTTAAGGAGGAAGTAACTGGAAATAAAGGTAAAAAAGAGAAGTGTATTGTTTTATACTTCAAAGATGGGGTTAAACCAATGATTTTAAACAGTACTAATAGAAAAACGATTACAAGTCTATTAGGAACGCCCGAAATTGAAAAATGGTCTAATCAAAAAATACGTCTTGAACTTAGAAAAGAAAAGTGGTCAGATGGTAATTTAGATAGGCTAAGGGTTGCAAACGAACTGCCAGCACTTCCAATACTAGACGAAAAGCACCCGAAGTGGGAACAAGCTAAAGCGGCTTTAAAGTCTGGTTCAATCACATTAGAACAACTTAAAAAGAATTACGATGTCAGAGGTTCTATTTAATTTAAAACAACAGACTCCTGAATGGCACGAATTGAAACATGGAAAAATAGGTGGCACAAGGTCAAAAGGTTTATTTATTAAAGGAGATAACTTGTTTTTAGAATTACTATCTGAACATTTAGAACCGTTTTTTTATGAAGAGGGCTACACTTCTGAAGCAATGAAAAACGGAAATGAATTAGAACCTTTAGCATTGAGACGTTTAGAAATGGAACGTTTTATATCTTTTGAGAATGCTGGTTGGATTCAATATGACAAGTGTAATTTGTTAGGAATGTCGCCTGACGGAATAACAAAAGATTTAACAATACAAGTTGAGATTAAATGTCCACAAGCTAAAGAGCATACAGTAACTATATTTGAGGACATCATACCATTAAAACACATACCTCAATGCGTTCATGCTTTTACAGTTAACGATAAGTTAGAAAAATTAATTTTTGTATCTTACCGACCTGAAAGCAAAAAAGACTTTTTTCAAAAAGAAATAAATTTAGAAAGTGAAGTTAATATAGGTACTAAAGCAAGACCTAAAATCAAAAAAGTTTCGGAGTTAGTAAAATTAGCTAGAGCAGAGGGTAAACAGTTAGAGTTAAAGATTAATGAATATTTAAAAACCTTAATAAACAAGTAAACAAATGGAAGTACAAGGAAAAATTAAACTAATAGGAGAAACGAAAACTTACGGAGCAAATGGTTTCCAGAAACGTGAGCTTGTTGTAACTACTGAAGAGCAATATCCGCAGCACTTGATGATCGAGTTTGTGCAGGATAAAACGAGTTTGCTTGACGCACTCAACGTAGGCGAACCTGTAAAAATAGGAATCAACTTAAGAGGTCGTGAATGGACGAATCCACAAGGCGAAGTGAAATATTTCAATTCTATTCAAGGTTGGAGAATTGACAAGGTCGGAACGGAACAAGCAGCAGTGCCAGCAACTAACGAAAGTACAGACGATGACTTGCCTTTCTAAAGTTAACCAACAAAAGGAACAAATCGAGCGGCTCATAGCGAGCGGCTCGATTCATCCTGACAACCCATTTTTAATCGAAATTAATAAAAAATATAGAGAATTATGCGACCAAGTTTAGAAGAAGTAAAGGAATATTTTAAGGATGCTGAGGAGATTTACACGCCTTGGAGTCAAGAAACATTTAAAACTGAATTATTAGATTATGATTCTATGCATGATATTGAAGGCGATATATGGGTATATTTTAAAGATGATAAATATAATTGTGTACTTTGGGACTCAGAACCTAAACACAAAGGCTACGCAACCATAACCAAATACAAAACCACACCGACCATGAAACACTACGGCAACCGCCCCGATGTAATAGACTTTAATACTAAATACGACCTTAATTTTAATCTAGGTTCAGCAGTTAAATATCTAGCACGAGCGGGCAAGAAACAAGGCGAAACGAAACAAAGCGACCTTAAAAAAGCGTTAGACTTCATCACTAGAGAACTAGAAGTAATCGACCCTGAAACGGTAACGGCTGAGGCTGGGCTTGAAGTTGGGAGGTGGTATCATTCCGATAATGGAGATTCACTTACTTTTTATGATGGAACAGATGTTATGTATGGTTTTAATGGTGTTGGAAAATGGACTAATTCATGGATAACTAATACTGACTGTACTGAATACCGCCCCGCAACCGACGACGAAGTTAAAGCGGCTTTAATTAAAGAGGCTCAAAGACGTTATAAGGTTGGGGATAAAGTGGCTTGCTTGTATTCAGGAAAAGTTAAGGAACTTAGACAGTTTGAAGATTTTAAAAACTTTAGTAATAGCAATTCAGAGTTGTGGTCGGATGGAGCTATGCCTGCAAACACTCAAATTTTTAAGGACGGTAAATGGGCGCGCCATGCCTAGTATTTCACTATTCCCGAAAGGATTCCCGACTAAGGCAGACCCGACAAAGTTTGCTCCTAGTCGGATACCTGAAAAAGATTTAGACCTAGACACGTACTTCGACCATATCAAAGACGGTTATTGGCAAGATGAAGTCTTAGCCTATCGAACTGGTAAGATTCAAAAAACGCAATTAAGAGGCGTTACACCTTGCGGAACGTTCACGAAACGAGCAGCAAACGCGGTAAAAGAGCCTAGCGGCGTGATTGCTATTGATATAGACCAGCAAGACCAAATAGAGGGGTTAAACCTTAATACGGTACGCATACGATTAATGCAAGATAGCTACACCCATGCCGTTCACGAAAGCGCGAGCGGTAACGGTGGTATGGTAGTTTATATTAAGATCGACCCGAAACGACATAAAGACGCTTTCTTAGGGCTTGAAAAGTATTTCGCTAATGAATACGGCGTGGTAATAGATAAAAGTTGTAAGGATATAAGTCGCTTTCGTTTCGTTAGTTACGACCCTGACTTATTCAGGAACGCACGTAGTAAAACGTTCAAGACCTACTTAAAGAAAACGGAAAAGCCAAATCCGAACCGCTCCGCTTATATTCACACTAGCGAGGACTTAGACCATGTTTGGGAACAGATCGCGCAAAAAGGTTACGACATATGCCATGATTATAGCGATTGGATTCGTTGTGCGATGGCTTTAGCTAATCACTACGGCGGCACGAAAGGGCGCGACTTGTTTCACTTAGTGAGTCAAAACTCGAGCAAGTACGATGCAAAGGCTTGTGATGATATGTACGCAGCCGTAAGCAAGCGCGAGTATAATGACGTATCAATCGGTACGCTTTTATTTCTAGCAAAGCAATCAGGCGTTGAAATCAAAACACCTAAGACGCGAGAGATTGAGGCGGTGGTAAAGCAAAGGGTCAAAGCAGTAGGAACGAACGGCGGAGCTGCGACCAAAGAAAATGCCGTTGCAGATGCGGAAAAGTTTCTAGTCGATCAGAAAGGATATGACGAAGTATCTATTAGAGAGGTTTCCGATCAAGTTTTAGAACTAAGTCCGAACGAATTGAACCAAAATACGGGCGATGTTCTAACAGACTTAGAAACGTTTATAGAGGGTTTACCGCTTAAGTATAACGAAGTAACAATGCACTACGAGTACGAGGGTCGCGAAATGAAAGAGCGCGACTGGAACAACCTCTACATAAGCGCGCTTAAAATCGTATCGGACAAACTCAGCCAACAACGATTTGAGCTTATGGTAAGGAGTGAGAACGTTCCGAAGTACAACCCGTTTGAGCAGTACTTTGATAGGAACAAGCACCGAAAGTCAAACGGTAACTTTGCGGCTCTTTGCAAGGCTATAAAGCACAAACAAAGATTTGAATTGAACGGACGCGAATACATAGCGGATGACTATTTAGAAATCTACCTTAAGAAGTGGTTACTAGGTATGATAAGCGCAATGAACGGCACTTACTCCCTGCTTATTTTGGTTTTGACTGGAGGGCAAGGGACAAGTAAAACTAAGTTTTTCCGTACCTTGCTGCCTGAATCATTAATGCAATACTACGGCGAAACGGAATTAGACGAGGGAAAGGATGATAAGTTACTAATGACGCAAAAGATATTACTACTTGATGATGAGTTTGGCGGTAAGTCTAAAAAGGACGCAAAGAAACTTAAAAGCCTTTCGAGTAAACAGTTCTTTAATTTAAGACCGCCTTACGGTAAGCGCAACGAGGATATAAAACGCTATGCCGTACTTGCTGGGACTTCTAACGATGATGAGATCATAAACGACCCGACGGGAAACAGACGTATAATTCCGATTAATATCGAGATGATCGACTTTGACGCTATTGCTAAAATAGATAAAGACGAATTGTTTATGGAGCTTTACAGAGAATGGCAAGAAACTGGCGACGCATGGATGCTGACGAAAGAAGATATTGCACTACTTAAGGAGTGTACGACCTATAATCAAACGCCGTCACCCGAAGAGGAACTATGCAACCAGTTTTTTGAGGTGCCGACTGAGGACGAAATAGGTTCGGCAAAGTGTTCTTTTTTATCGACGACGGAAATAGTTAACATTATAACTAACCGAAGTATGACCCGAATTTCTATAAATGTCTACAAATTTGGAGCGGTTTTGAAGAAATTAGGTTTTGAGAAAAAGACAGTACGAGACGGAAATAATGTAAAAGGTGGCTATTATGTCATTGAAAAGAGCGTGTAGTTAATAACTGTTGGCAATTGATCGGTTTTTAATCGGTTGATTGTCAATATGTTTCAATGTAACGCCAAAAAAACGCAAAAACTATCTTATCGTAAAGCAGTAAATGAAACTCATCTATATAAATAATATATAAAAAGTTGAGAAAGTATTGTTACATTCTAACAGTTGACACTCAATAAGTTAGAAACCCTTTGTAACGATAGGGGGTATTACATTAACCAAAGTTAAAACTTGCATATTAAAATAATAATGCTATATTTGCATTGTAATTAAAAATAAATCAATAATGGATTACTTAGAATTTATTAATAACAAAAAGCATCTTCTAGGAGACTTTGGCTTTAAAGCTAACTTTATTCCTGAATGTGCTTTTGACTTTCAAGCATACGCAATTGAAAGAGCGATACAAAAAGGTCGCATAGCTTTATTTCTTGATACTGGATTAGGAAAAACTTTAGTACAGTTATCGGTAGCTAGGAACGTGATACAACACACTAATAAAAAAGTTCTTATACTTTGCCCTTTAGCGGTTGGTTTCCAATTTATAAAAGAGGCTGAACTTAGAAATATAACCGATGATATAGAAATATCAAAAGACGGTAAGCATACTAAAAAAATAGTCATAGCAAATTATGAGCGTTTACATTATTTTGATGAGTCCGACTTTGAATGTGTTATACTAGATGAAAGTAGTATTTTAAAAAACTTCGACGGTAAAATTAAAAACAGTATAACCGCTTTTATTAAAAAAATACCTTACCGTTTTCTTTCTACTGCAACACCATCACCTAATGACTTTATAGAATTAGGTACAAGTAGTGAGGCTTTAGGATACATGGGGTATATGGATATGCTAGGTAAGTTCTTTAAGAACAACCAAAATAGCGTAGATAGTAATAATAGAAACATAGGCGAAAAGTTTTATTTAAAACCTCATGCCGAAAAAGATTTCTTTGCGTGGGTTAACCAATGGTCTATTATGGCAAAGATGCCTAGTGATCTAGGTAATTTTAGCGACGAGCGTTATAGACTTCCTGAACTTATTACAAATAAGCATGTGGTTAAAAACGAAAGTCTTTTAGTTTTGGATAATCAAATTCAGATGTTTAACCGTCCAGCTAAAAACTTTAATGAAATTAGATCAGAAGTTAAGCAAACTATAGGTCAAAGATGTGATAAAGCTTTAGATCTTGCAAGCGGTAAAACTTCTGTGTATTGGGTTAACCGTAATGAAGAAAGTAAAATACTAAGGCTTAACGATAGTGAGGCGGTTGAAATCATAGGTAGTCAATCAATAGATAAAAAAGAAGAAATACTAAAAGCTTTTGCAGACGGAGAAATTAAAAGGCTTATAACAAAAGCTAAGATGACTGGTATGGGGTTAAACTGGCAGCATTGTAATCATTCTGTTTTCTTCCCTACTTACTCTTACGAACAGTATTACCAAGCTATACGTAGGTTTTGGCGTTTCGGACAAAAGAATGACGTAACTATTGATATGGTAATTTCAGACGGACAAACTAGAGTTTTAGAAGCTTTAGAACAAAAGACACAAAAAGCAATAGAGTTACATAAAAACCTAACTAAAAACGTTAACAGTACATTCGTAAACGTTAAAAAAGAGTTTAATAAAGAATTAATCAAACCTAATTTTATTTAAAATGAGTACAGAAAACAAAGTAAAAGACCAAGAAGTAACAGACCGTTACGCAATATACGAAAGTGATTGTATGCTAGTTATGCCAACACTAGAAGACAAAAGTATTGATTTAAGCGTTTATAGTCCTCCTTTCGCTGGGTTATACAATTATTCAAGTAGTGAGCATGATATGTCTAATTGTGAAAGCAAAGAACAGTTTTTACAACAATACGAATTTCTTGTAAAAGAGATTGCACGAGTAACAAAAGACGGGCGTATAACTGCCGTGCATTGTACGGATGTATTTGATAACACTTGTAGACTTTGGGATTTTCCTCACGAGATAATTAAAATACATGAAAAATACGGTTTTGAATATCGTAACCGTATTACTATTTGGAAAGAGCCGTTAAAAGTTCGTATGCGTACAATGGTGCAAAGTTTAATGCATAAATTCATAGTAGAAGATAGTACGCGTTGTTTTACTGCTATGCCTGACTATGTTTTAGTATTCACTAAGAAAGGGGAAAACCTAGTACCAGTTACTCACGAATTTGGTATTAATCATTATGCTGGAGCTACTCCTATACTTCCTAATATTTTGCAAGCATGGAACAACGCAAACAAAGATAATAAGAACGCCGACGAACTTTGGGAGCATTTAAACGCTATTAATGAAGATGATAAAATAACAAAGTTAAATCATTACATATGGCAGCGTTATGCCTCTAGTGTTTGGGATGATATTAGAATCGACAACGTACTACCTTTTAGAGATAGTAGAGAGGAGGACGACGAAAAACACGTACACCCTTTACAATTAGATGTAATTGATAGAATAGTAGAATTATATTCTAATCCTGACGAAGTTGTTTTAACGCCTTTTATGGGTGTAGGTAGTGAAGTTTTTAGCCCTGTTTCAATGGGTCGTAAAGCTATCGGAATAGAGTTAAAAAGTAGTTATTTTAAGCAAGCTAAACTAAATTTAGCTGAAGCAATGAAAAGATTTAAAGCAAAACCTAAGCAAGAAAAACTATTTTAAAATGACGGATAAAGACTTACAAAATTTAACGGCGTCTGTTATTTGCAGTCAATTGTTATTACATTATTTAGAGGAAATAAAACATACTCCATACTATAAGAGTAAGTTAAAAGAATCTACTAGAGCAAATATAATACAGTTGATGAAAGTAGAGAGAAAAGAGTTTGATAAGTTATCTGAATCTGATGGGGACGTACCTCATCAGATTAGCTCTAACTTAATAGAGGTTATTAGTTTAATGCTTTCAGGAGGTTTCTCTAATTTAATATTGTTAGGAAATTTACAGTATGCTTATCATAAAAACCCTAAAGCTATTGAGGGTATAGTTAACAAAGTTCTTAAGGAATGATTAACCTATACCCATACCAAGCCCAAGCCGTTAAGGAGCTAAGGCAAAGTATAGCGAACGGAAACAAGCGGATAGTGCTTTGCGCTCCAACGGGCGCGGGAAAAACTGTAATGTTTAGCTACCTAACAAGCCGCATCATAGCGAACCAAAAACGCGTCTTAATCTTAACGCACCGCTCCGAATTGTTAACACAAGCGGGCGGGACGTTAAGCAAGTTTGGGCTTATCCCGATTCATATAAAGCCGTCTTACAGACCTAAAACGTTAAAAGGTAGTTTGC